CCCGGAGTGCTTCCAGAACCACCATGACCAGCATCAATAGCTATTTTCACCATTATTATTCCTCCTAAAATTTTGTATTAAAAAGAGCAACGATTTTACTCGTTACTCAATAAATTGACTGTCATCTTTCGGTTTTGTATATCTCAAAGCTAACTTACTGTCACTTAATCCCTTAACCGTAGGATCCGTTATTGTATTAAATACACTAATCACAATTAACGCTAATAAATATGGGTTGCTGTACGCTTGTGCGAATAAATCCCATAGTGTTCCCCAAGTAGTTACATCTGCAAAGGATAAGCCGACATAAGCTAAAATTGGTGTTAATGCTGCCAATATTATTTGAGCGATAAATACAGGGTTTTTGAACCGTACTTTCCAGTTAATTTTCATAACTGCTCCACCTTTCGTGTAAATAATGTTTTTATTTGTTCATCATGCCTGGTCGTCTTTTCTTTAAGTAAATCAATCTCTTTTTCATGTAGATCAAGTTGTTTATCAGTACTTATCTTAAATGCTTTTAACGTTTCATTTAGTGAGTTAATTGAGTTCTGCAATGGTTTAATAACGATATTTCTAAACAAAAAAATAGCGATTCCTCCTAAGAAAGAAATCACTGTGATTACGTATGTTATCTCTTGTAAAGACACCTCGATGCCCCCTTTTGCAAAATAAAAAGCATCTCAATTGAGATGCCCGTATGCTTCATTATTCAACTTTCGTACTGCTATTCTTTTAGCAACGTCTTTCTTTGATGAAGATCCTTTAACTAATATATTCCTATACGGTGGTTCCCCATCATCAAATAGATTAAGATAAACGTCGAATCTATCACGATACTCTAAAATAATGTAATCTACCATATCATTATGTTGATTAATCATGATGCCATTTTCAAAGTTCAAAGAATCAGTACCAAATGTCAGATCATTATCAAACAGCTCTTCTAGTTTGGATTTCAACCTCATCTCCCTCCTTTAGTCCTATCATTCGACATAAAAGAGGGAAATCCTTTTATTTTAACAATAATAAAAACACCTGTTTTCGGTGTTTGGGTAATCTCTTATTTTACGAATATCCGAATAATATTGTCCGAAACTCGCTCCATCACACGATATCCACTTTGCGATATAGTCGCAATTCCATCATCATTTGGCATGCAATAGCCATTCACTTGGCAGCTACCATCGTCACGTACTAATAATTTCCCTACGATTCCGACAGCATCCCATTCCGGTCTATTTTCACGTTTAATATATTGTTCTTCCTTGTTCCAATCCGGATTGATAATAGGTAGATAATCTTTTCTGGCAGGCTCTGTTTCATTTCCTTCTTCATCTAGAGCTGCAGGAACGTCTACCCAATGATACTGGATTCTTCCCCAGTCATCTCGAACATATTTATCGAACCAATCATCCTGATGGCTATCTCCAATAACGGATGGATTCGCGGAAATGATACCTAGAATGTAATCGTCGGAGGAAGTGGCTTTCCGAATTTTATCTCCATCAAGTGTTACGAAATATCCTACGCGATCTTCATCCTCGGAATTCCCATCATGCCATTCAAAGTATTCGGCATAGTCCGCGCCTGTGGAATTAAAAGCTGATAGTCCGTAAACTTTACCATCAAATGTTACTCGAAAGGCATTCGCTCTGTAACTTGGACCATTTCCAATGACGAAAGCATCACTTGTACCATCAAATGAATCAGGTAATCCCTCTAACGTTTTGTTATGTTTACCTATTGCGAATGAACAATAAACATTTGTTTCAACAAAGTAGCCCCTAGCAAAGGAGAAATCCCCCTGCGCCTTACTACTACGACCGCCTGCATGTGAAGCTTCACCACTAGCCTCAGTAATACTTCCTTCCGCATGTGCGTATGTTCCAATTGCTTTAGAATCGCTACCCTCTGCATGTGAATACTCACCAGTCGCTTCACTACGAAAACCTTCCGCATGCGAAGCTCTACCGCTAGCAATTGTCGAATCCCCTTCTGCGTTTGAGTATTGGCCGCTTTGATTGACATTGAACCCATTTTTATGGAGGACAAAATCAGTCGAATGGCTAACAAAATCTACTTGGCTCGCTTGCTTCACATTATCTACATTTCCTAAGCCTACTTGTGATTTTGTCACTGCATGTGGATTGTCATTGTCTTCGATGTGAGATTGTAGCGCTTGATCGGTAGCTGTATCATCTAAAATATCTTGTACTTCTGTTGATAAATCGCTCTTAGGAATACCAGTAGATGGCTTGGTGTATTTCCCATTCCAATTGGTTCTTTCTGATGCAGTAATGTGTACGGTTGTGTTCTCTGTGTGGCTGTCGAACTCCGTTTTACTTGCTTGTTTGACGTTATCAACATTAGCTAGTCCCACTTGCGCCTTTGTTACAGCATGTGGATTGTCTGTATCTTCTATATGGTCCTCTAACGCTTCATCCGTTGCGGAATCATCTAAGATATCTTGTACCTCTTGTGATAAGTCAGACTTAGGAATCCCAGCGGATGGCTTACTGTACTTGCTATTCCATGTCTGTTTCTCCGATGTCGTTGTGTGAATCGTAGTGTCACCAGTATGCTCATTGAATGCTGTCTGACTCGCTTGTTTTACATTATCGACGTTTCCTAATCCTACTTGTGCTTTGGTTACACTATGCGGATTATTTGTATTATCCTTATGAGAATCAAGTTGTGCTTGGATTGATTGGCCTTGACTATCTAAAACATTAGTAGATTTGGTGATAGGATGAATTTCTATCCACTGTGTTCCATCCCAATGTTTTTGTAAGACATTCTTTGCCATAGATTATTAAACCTCCTGTAACCAAATATCTGCATCCTCTGGCTCTGTGTCGCTTAGGACGACTTTGCTTTTTGCATTCCAATTTGTTTTATCTGTGCTTGATACAAATTGTTTGCCTGTTGTTTCTGTAATATCATCGGCACCATGCGTATGTGGTGCAGGTGGGAACTCTGTTGGTTTATTCTCTACATTTCCCCATTCCACGCTTTCCGCGACTTCTGCTACATCCACTTTGCCATCGTTATTTTTGTCATAGACCGATTTCAGCATATCCCCTGAACCTAAATCACTTAAATCATCTTGCGTAACAAATTGCGCCAAGTCATAGGATGCACTTTCACCTGTGTCTGTTATCTTATCTAGTACCGATTTATTGGCATGTTCATGTCGTTTCGTTACTGCATCATCAATATTGGCAGGTGTAGACGATGGTTTCCCATTGATATTTGCCCAATCTAAGCTAACATTCGCCCAATCCGCGTCTGCCATGATAACCCAATCCGAACCATCGTAAATGTACGTATCGCCTGTGTGCTCTCCATCATCTGTGATATACGCTTTATCTCCTGCTAACACGCCTGTGATGGCTTCCATTTCTGCATAGGTTTCGACTACATATACTTGGTTTTTGGATTCATCAGGCAATTGGCTTAGAGGAACTTTTCCGTTAGAATCGAGCCCTGCATATCCTCCCGCTTGTCCTTTATTTGCTATTTGTTCCCAACCTGCTTTTTCATCATCACTCACAAATCGGTGTTCACTATCCTCTACGATCATAGTCGCAGGGTGCGTAGAAGGATGGACGTAATGGTTTGCATCTTCTTCGACACTTGCTAATTTCGTTTTTTCTACTGTTGTAAAATCCTCGGTAGATAACCCTTTCCCTGATACTTTATCTACTTTATTACCTAGTGCATCAGGTAAACCATCTACTAGCTCCTGTTTCGTCTTCGGGAATACATCATCATACGCACCTTCTTGATTGCGAATCTTAATTTGAATGTTTTTTTCTGCCATTTTCCATCACCTCATAATGTAATTTGTTTATACTTTCTCAAACCAAACTTTTTCGTCTGGTTGAAGACTCGCATTTCCAATGATTAAACCGCCATTTCCTTCAAAATCAGGACTATCTCCCATATCTTGATACCACCAAGTTTGTGTGGTGGGATTGTCCGGTTCTGACATCGACAAGACAATTCTTGTGCTATTTTGCTTTAAATCGTTTATCTCCTGACCGATATCATTCAGGTCTTGTGGGAGTACCGTATCTTCATTGGTCCAATTTGTTTTTGCCATTAACCTGATACCTCCTTTACTTCCACCGTTTGCAAGAACAATGTATCTACATTAATTGGCACATTCACCGTATTGGAGGTAAGAGTGGTGTCATTGGCATCTTTTAATTCGATTAACTTTAATTGCGTGATCTCCGCAACAGGAATAAGATACTCCATTCCTACGGTTGTTCCTGATACTTCCTTGACTTCAAAGTCTGTAATTTCATAGGTGCCATTTAGAACGACTTTCGCAATCCTGTCATTGACCAAATTAGCGACGTCTTGTAGTAGTTGTTGTGCAATCATTTCACCACTTCCTCACTCCCTAAAGTCCAAAATGGCTTTTCTCCTAGTTTCCATGTGCCATCTAGCTTGTAATTCCATGTGATGGCTTGTTTGCTGATATGTTCCTCCAGGCCGATAATGTCATTCACGCTTGTTTTTTGCTGATATATCATATTAGCAGGCTTGATGGTGTTAATTGTATGCAAAACCTCATTGAATAAAGGGGCATCTTCAATATTGGTTGTGACAAACAAAATGCGATTCGGATAATCTACCGACACAATCGTTAATCCCACACCTACTAATCTATCTAACTGACGTTGAAGCCATCTTAACGTAAAAGGTGGTGTGGTCTGATAACGGTTGAGAATCCGCTGTTTGCGGAAATCTAGGGTTTCTGTCGTGCGATCTGCACGAATACCAAGCTCTTTTTCACGTATTTCAATCGCTTGTTCATCGGTAGTTAACACAAAGGCATCATTGAATACCTGTACTAATGATTGATGGGTATCATCAAATTCTTTTGCTTCGGTATCGGTCAACTGCACAAAGTCCATGATATCTAAATAAAACTCAGGGAGATATTGAGATATTCGATTACTCATGCAATGTCACCTCACCTAAGACAGGTATTTCTTCTGCATCCAAGACAATATTGTCCGTTGCGCCATTGATTTTGGTGTTACTGATATCGAGGATGCCATCCACCGTTAACAATTGAGAATCGAGCAACGCCACACGGACAACGAGTTGTTCCTCTGTTGCCCACGATTGCCGTAATCCCACGAGATACCCTTCAATAGCATTTCGAATCGCTTGTTGTACTTGTCCAATGGTTGTACCAGATGCAAGGGTGATGGTTGTTTCTACATCAATGGTGACACTTTGAACTCCTGCTATCGTAACCGTATGGTCGATTGGCGCAAGTCCTAATCCAACCCCTTGATTCTGCAAAGGGTCTATAATCGTTTGTACATCATCTAGTAATGTTTGCGATGGTGGATTCCAGTCAGAGCTAATGATCGTACATTTTACCGTTCCCCCACCTTGCCACACAGGGAAGACTTTCGTTGCCCCCACGCCATCAATCGCATTGATTTTTTGCTTATAATCGGCAATGTTCCCTCCGAATGGTGGTTCGTTTACTACTTCATAGAATCGTTCGCGCAATTCCTCGTCGCTTTCCTCGTCATCTCCTGCGATGAGAATGTCCGTAAGTTCTGCTCTTGCTAAGCCCTCTATATTTTGAATCGGAATTAATCTTCCAAACTCGGTATTTCCAATCGCACCGGTTTGTTCACATTGCATGCGATAGACACCCAATGCGATTTTTTCGATGGCAATAAAGTTCAAATCATCAATACTAAATCGACTTTGCAAGGGAATATCCATCGGGTTGTTTTCGTTATCGTAAAATTCTCCTCGCCTAATGGCTCTCGTTGCCACTTCACGATTTACACCTAATTCCGCACATCGTTTGGTTAATTCCTCCCCACTCGATGTACTAACGAATATCAATTCATAGTTCACATCTAATTCATAGTACATTTGAGCAAGTTCAGCAGCTGCAGGAGCAAGCGCCGAATAAATAACGGAACCTTCTCGCTTATCTACGTCATTACTGACGCGGTCTAACATGCGTTCTAAGATGGATTCGAATCTTTGATGTTCATACATTGCGTTCCACCTCCATTTCCATATTGAATGTGCTATAGATGGATATCACATCAAAATTTACAAGGATAGAATCGCCTTGCATCGTAATGTGGACATTTTGAACATCGTTGATGCGGTCATCCTGTGTTAATGCTTCGGTTATCATCCTTGTTACTTCGGATTCGACTAGCATCGGATTTTCTCCAATTAAACTGCTAACCTCGTGCCCATAATCAAAGCTGTATATCAAATATCGAAATCTATCGGTCTGTAAGATTTGAAAAACGGTTTGCCTTAATGCCCTGATGTCGTCCGCCATCCCAATGATTCTACCTCGCTCAAAGTCCATGTACCATGTCAACGATGGCTGTTGTTCTTCCTCTACTGGCGCATTTAGAACCGTTGTAGTACTTGGTATCATGTTATCCCAACCTTATCTAATATGACGTACTTCTGACCTCCCTGCACACGCAATAAAATGACTTTATCGCCTACTTTTAACCCTTCTCGGATAACGATGGTCGATAATGCGCTATCGGTCGTACCTCCATCGTAGGTGTGGCTGTGTTGGAGGTTATAAGGGGTCGTTAGTGCATCCTCTGTTACCCCTTCCTCGATGGTGTGTTCATGCTCTAAGTCCAATGAAGACAATGCGTTACTTGTGTCCTCTCCATCTAATTCGTGATGATGTTCTAAGTCGTAGGAGGAAAGCGCACTGGTGGTCGCTCGAGCGCCTTCTACATGGTTATGTCGCAAATCCAAGCTACCTAGAGCGCCCGCCGTAGTACCGCCATCGTAGGTGTGTCGGTGTGATACATCAATCGAATAAGGTATTACTTGCTCGCTTAGTACTAAAAACTCTCTTGTTAATGTAAATCGTTGATCTACGTGAACGCTCAACGGATTCACGCTAAGCACATCTCCAAATAAAACGTTGACCGGATTGGTTGCATCCACCCCTGTCATTCCTGCTTTTTTGATAGATTCTAGTAAACTAGGCATTTTATATCACCTTCAATTCTAGTTCCATGGTATGTTCAGACCCACCAAATTGATGGGTACAGGAATCCACTAAGAAAGGCTGATTAATCCCTAAATCCGATATAGCGATGGGTACATAACACCCTGCCCTAACAGTCACATCCCCAATAGCTGATATATTCAGTGTGCGCTTTTCTCTGTTCTTGATTGCCATTAGTTGATTTAGCATTTCTCGGATTTGGGCAGTATTCATGTTCTCGTCAACCGATTGGTAGAGTTGGAGGATTCCCCACTTTTGTATATTTGCACTATCTTGTCCCATCCAAATATCGCGCTTACCAGTATCTTTGTTATCACGATAGAGCTTTATGCGATTGTACGTATCGTCATCAATGGAACGTTTGTACTGGAAGTCATACATTAAGCTTTCATCGCCTACTAGTACATCTACCAGTAATTCTTCAATGTTTCGAATGGATATCTTCCCGAAGTCATCAAACAGTACGTAATTTTGATTCGTGTTAATCAGCGTAAGATCAAGCGCCTTGCAGATGATATCTATTAGCTTTTTGCCATCCTCTACCATCGAAGGAATGCGATAACCTGTTTCGGTTATATGTCCTAACTGAATATTGAAGTCATCGGCAATCTGCTTTGTAATTTGCGATGCCGTTTTATTAGAAAAGACATATGTGTCCTGATTCATCAAATAGCGAATCTGGTCATATGCCTTTATCGTTACTTCTTCACTTTTGCCATCATCAATACTGAAAATGTAGCCATAGAAAATGTTTGTATTGTTATATCGAAAACGAACGGGGTCACCGCTATTGTATGCAAAGTTTTTCACCTTGTTTAATTTGTTCTTAATCAATGTGAACTCTAAAGCACTTGGTTTCCCTATCCTTTCGGTTTTCCATGTAATATCGGATACCATCTCGGATAGGTCCCATACGTTTCCATTTCGGTTGTCGATTAATAATTCATTCATGCAACCACCTCACTTTAGGATGGCATTAGTTTGATCTCCATCCCTATCGGCAACCTCCTTAGTTGCGAAGTAGGGATTTTATTATACTTTTGCAATTCCCAACAGCGATTTCCGTTGTTGTAGAATTTTTGGCACACTTTCCACAGGCTATCTCCCGCCACTAACTTATAGGTAGCAGGGATTTTCCGAGTGTTGGTACGTGGTTTTTTCTGTTTTTCTATAACTGGTGGCGGTGGATTCGCAACCTGTGTTCTTGTTGGTAGTTTGACCTTTACCTTTTTGGGTGCATAATTGCGATATTCTTTTAAAGTTAAGCTGT